GCGAGAGGACGATGACAGGGCCGAACCCTGCGCCTGCATTGAAGCGGTGCAGGCCAAACCGCGCGCCCGCGCCAATGACTTGTGCGCTGCCCTGGCCGCCGACGTTCTGCGAGGCTCCGGGTCCGACGATGAACCGACCGGCCGAGTCGAACCTGCCGACGATTGCACCCGCAGTCGCGAACCCGAGCGTGTCGTCACCGGCCCTGTATATCCCGGTGTCGGGGTCGGCGGAGAACGACAGCGACGGCGCTGCGGCAGTCCCGTCCGCGGCCAAAACCGGCCCGGCGGCCGTTCCGGGCAGCGCTGCCGTCAGCCACGCGGACCCGGTGCACATCAGCAGCGCCGACCGCCCCGACCCAAGCGCCGCCGTGGCCGCCCCGTCCACCGTTTCAGCGTCCGCAGGATCCAGCGTGATCGTCCCGGAGCCCGCGTTGCTCACGAATACCGAAAAACCCGCGCCGGCAGTGGCCGCCGCCAGCAGGGAGAGAGTCCAGGTGCCCGAGCAAGCCAGCCATTTTCCCCTGTCGCCGAGCGTTACGCTGCCAGCCGCGGCCCTGGCCTCGTAGCGGCCCAGCAGCGCGCCAAGCGTGGCCAGAGCTCCGGCCGGCGTGCCGTCGGCGCCGACCACCGCGGCCAGAGCGTCGCGCATCTGCACGAGCGCGTCGGACAGCGCTTGTGCCGTCATCGGCTCGGCAGTGAACGCGGAAGCGGCAGGCAGGGTCGTCATGCGTCGAGCTCCTCAGTCAGGCGATTCCAGATTGTGTCGGTCAGCAGATCCCAGGCGGTTCCGGTGGCGCGGCGGTCCCACAAGATCACAAGACTACCGTCCAGCACCGTTTGCCAGACGATCGGCCGCGCGACTCCGACCTGCACCGTGGCCCAGGGCCCGGCCGCGAGCCCCAGAGCACGCACGCGCACGCGCGAACGCGGACCCCAGGGCAGCCGCAGCGTGACTTGCGTGGACGAAACCTCGGCACTGCGAACCCAGCCCTCCTCGGGGTCGACCGTGACGCCGCCCTCGGCGACCTCAACGTGATATTGCGTGGCCCCCTGCGCAGCGCGCCACGACACCCAGGCCAGCCCGTCGCCGCCGACCGTCGCGCGCAGGTTGGACACCACGGGCGCAACGGCCGCGCGGGGCAGCGCCCCCACCACGCGCGGGGCAGCAACCTGCCCAGCCTCGGCAACGTGTACGGCCGGGTCCTCGACCACCGCCGCCAGCCGCACCCGCCACTCGTCGGACGGCTCGACCCGGATCACCTTGGCCAGCACCGAGACTGTCTCGGCGTGGCCGAATGTGCCTCGCGTGCGCTCCCGGTGCTGACCGGCCGTCTCGGGCGTAAAATCCGGGATCTCTGGCAACACAATTTCGTCGTCGCCAGCCCCACGCGTGACCGTCCAGGGTCCGGCCACCGACCCGTCGGGTCGCGCCAACATCACGCAACGCGGCCCGCCGCCCGACCAGTCGAGCGGCGCGGTTACCCGCAGCGTCCGCGTTCCGGCGTCCCAGGCGCACACTTCCACCGCTTCGCCCGCGCCGATCACGTCGTGCTGCACCGCAATCAGGTCGCCGAGCGACGGGATGAACCCTTCGGCCTCGGTCTCGAACGACAAGAAGGTCCGGCGGTGCCGGTTGCTCGCCGCGTAATACCACGCCTCGCGCAAGGCTTGCGCGCGCTGGGTCACCCCGTCCAGCCGGATCGTCGCGTGGCGCCCCGTGGCGCCCGGATAGGCCGCGCGCACCCGCTCCTGCCGCCACGTTTGCGCGTCGAGATACACGACTTCCACTGCCTGCGCCGTATCGGGCGAAGGCATCACCCACTCGCGCCGGAACGTTCCCCGCAAAATGTTGCGCATCGAGTAGAGCGCGACCGGCACCGTCTCCGGCCCGTCGCGCACTACCCGCAGCACGCCGCCTTGCAGGAAAACCCGCGCGCGCCCCGCGCGGGCCGCGACGGTCGCGGCCTCCCACCACGTCCCTTCGGCCTCGAACCGGTGATCGAACCGATCGCCGCGCTCGGTCCAGATCGCGTCGAGCGCGGCCAGCGCAGCGGTGTCGATCTGCCAGTCCCCCAGGCCAGGGCCATAGTCGGCGTTGCGCGCCAAGTCCGCGAGCGCCCACGCGATCGAGCGCGTCGGCTGCGGCGCGGTCCACGCGTTGCCGTCCCAAATGGGCAATTTGCGCGTCGCCGTGACCGCGATTCGGCGCGAGGCCTGCAACGACAGGTTGCCCGTCGCCCGCAACCGCAGCGCGAGCAGCGTGACCGGGGGCCAATTCTGCGGCGCGGTCAGGTAGCCGCGCAGGCCCGCCCATTGCGCGTCGTGCGCGGCCGCGTCATTGTTCGCGCGCCGATCCTCACGCCAGGCCCGCACCGCGTAGCGACCCGGCGTGACCGACCAGATTTTCGAGTGCAAAATCGGCGTCGACGTCTTGTCCCGCAACTCCTCGGTCCCCAGCACCGTCCAGTCGCTGAGCGGCGTGTCGTCGTCGGCGATGCGCCGCGCCTCGAACGTAACTGTCAGAGACTTCTGCGTTTTCTTCGTGCCGGACAGCCCGTGCAGGCCGCGCGGCAGGATCAGGTCTACGCCGATCTGCGCCGCCGTCTGGCCGGGCTCGCAAGCCGGGAAGCCCGCCTGCCCGCCGATCACGCTGCGCACTTCGACTTTGCCGCTTCCGGTGCCGCTGCCCGAGGCCGTGACGGTCCAGGTGTTCTCGTTGGGCACGGTGCCGATCACGTAAACGCCATCTGGCGGACGGTTCGACCCGGTGTCGAACAGCAGCCAAACGACTTGACCCGAAGCGCGGTTGTGGTCTTCTTCCTCGATCGTCACGAGCCCGCCGGCGCGCGACCAGTCGGCCCGCACCCGACCGCGCAGCTCTTGTCCCGAAACGACATCCGAGGACTCAACCGCCGTGGGGAATAGCGTAACCTGCCCGCCGGGCGGGACGATCTCGGTCTCGACCTCGCCGAACGAAGACAGCGGCGTGTCGCCAATCGTGATTGCCTCCACGTCGAACTCGCCCGCGCCCAAACAGTGCAGCTGGAACAGATACTGAACGTTGCCGCTGTTCTCGACGTAAGGCTCGGCCGCGAAATCCGGGAAAAACCGCAGCCGGCCGTAGTGCACCGGAATCGCCTGTTCCAAGCGCGCAAGGTTGCCTTGCGGCTGCAAGGTGAAAGCCCGGCCGGGCTGGTCGGGTTTCGGCGGCGGAATCAGGGCGTTGATCAGATATTGCCCGCCGATCAGGATCGTCGCCTGCGCCAGCGCCGTGACGAATTTCCCGCCACCCAGCAGACCGCCGATCCAGCTGCCGGCAGGGCCAGCGACCGCGATCAGCGCGATCGACAGCAGCGCTCGCAGCGGGTCGCTATTTCCGCCCGCGCCGCCGCCCGCGGGCAGGCGCACGAACGCGAGATGATCGCCATCGCGCAGCCGCCGACGCCAGCCCGCGCGCAGCAGAGGCCTGCCGTTCAGAATTGCGATCACCGGGCCACCGGCGGGCGCCAGCGACCGCACCCGGGCGCGGCGCCGAAGCGTGCGCCGCTCGACGCCGGAACAGGCCAAGAACGGATGCGCGACCGTGACGACCTGCGCCTTCATGCCGCGCCTTTCCACCGCCAGAAACCGACCACGCGAAAACCCTGAACGGGCAGCCGCGCCAGCGGCACGCAAACCGCGCCCTCGCCCCGCACGGCGTGCAGCACTCGCCCGGGCGCGACGTAGACGCCGACGTGGCAGGGCTCCCGCCGCGAGGCCATCAGCACCGCGTCCCCGTCGCGGGCCGTCAATACCGGCACCCAGTCGCCGCTCGCACAGCCCGCCGCCAGCGCGCGGCGCTCGGCCCGCGGGTCGGCCGCGACGGGCACGTCCGGCACGTTCCAGCCGAACTCGGTCCGCCACACTTGGCACGCCAGCCGCCAGCAGCCTTGCCCGTCGGCCGCCCACGGAACGCCAACCCACCGCGCAGCCCAGGTCATATGAAATCCAGCGTCGGGAATTGCTCGGCGCGGTAGGCGAGGCGCGGAAACGCCTCGTTCACCAGGTCAGGCCATCCGGCAGTCGCGGTGACGCGGGCAAGCCCGGCGCCTGCCGTCTGCAAATGAAGCCCGCGCAGCACCATCTCGGGACCATCGCCGGCGGTCGGGAGCAGGTAGCGCCGCCAAAGAATCTCGACCGGCGCGGGCGAGGTCACGGCCAGCGACAGTTGCGCCGAAACCT